GTATTACTATAGTCGAAATCACCAGTTAGTTGCGCGTATGTATTACCAATGTTGGTAATTAAACTGCCTGCGCCTCTAATGGTAGTGCCTAATGCCTGCGCGCCCATGGCATTTATGTTGTCCATAGCCGAACGCTCACCCGCCTCCATTAGCCTCTGTGTTTCAGCATTTGACTCATTTGGCGCGTTGCCTAAGACTAAAGTGTTATTTAACGCTAAAAGTCTTTTCGTTTCTGCATTGCTTTGATTGCTTGTACCTGCATCTCTTGCGGCTGCATCATTTTGTGCAGCAACTGTTTGCGATGCATTAGTTATTGTAGATAAGTTAGTCTTGTTTAGCGCATTAATCTTAGCATCAGCTGCCGCAGCGGCTTCAGTTGCAGTGCCTGTGTTATATGACTTGCCATTCCACTCAAAGGTGGCGTTAGGACCAAATGCTAAACGATTAGCAGCAAATGCTTCATTAAACGTTAATGGTTTAGTAGTTGTTGCGGCGTTTCGATCTATTGCGCCTTGCAAATCGCCAAACTCAGTATCAACAACAGGAGTAGTCACTGCAGGCGTAGTAACTACAGTGCTAAGTGCGCCTGTTGCACCTGTTGCGCTAGTATCGACAACAGGTGTAGTAATTGCTGTGCCCGTGCCTACCGTGTTAAGCGCGCCTGTACCTGTACCAATGTTGTTAACGTTCTGAATAGCATCAAGAGTTGCTTGTGTATTAGCATCAACACCGGTTAGTGTTACGCCGTTTCCTGCATCAGATACTACGTTATTGTTGACACTTGCTAAGACGCTAGGCGTACCTGTAACTGTTGCGCCAGTGCCTGTTGTGTCTGTAACTGTTGCGCCAGTGCCTGTTGTGTCTGTGCCTGTTGAGCCAGTACCTACTGTACTAAGCGCGCCTGTACCAGTTGTATCTGTAACTGTTGAGCCTGTAGTATCTGTTGCGCCTGTGCCAACTGTACTAAGCGCGCCTGTTGTGTCGGTAGAGGTAAGCGTATTAGTAAGATTAGTTACTGCAGTAGATCCGGCAGTAACCACATCAGAATTTTGTAATGCAGTAATTGCTTTATTTGCAGCTGCAGTACTTGAGCCTGTAACACTTGCAAATGTTGAAGCCGCAGCCGTAACACTTCCTGTTGTTGTCAGCGTAGCAGCGGCAGCGCCTAATGCCGCATCGCCTGTTTGCGCAGTAACTGTCGTGCCTACAACAGAGCCAAGAAGCGTAGTGCCTATGTTATCTGTATTGCCTGTTACTGCAGCATTAGTCACAGCCGTTGCTGCGTTATTAACAACTTTCTGTAAGAACGGATCATCAACAACGCCAGACAATGCGCTTAACACTGTGCTATTTACAATAGAGGAAGCGCCAGCTGTTAATTGCGACTTAATCGTACTTTCTACAATTTGATTTAAGGGGACACCTTGCGCTACTTGCAAAGTTGCTTGTGCAATAGCTGTCCCTGTTGCAGCCGATACGCCAAGTGTTGCCCCAATTTGCGCACCTACAACAGGAAGGAAATAAGCTATAGCCAACCCAGTAATAGGGTCTGATGCAAGGTCTTTAAGTAAACCTTTAAGAGACGTGTCTACGTCTTGCGTAACACCTGTTCTTTCAAAAGTGCCATCAGCGCTATATTGTTGATACGTTGACCCAACCGGAGCTTTATAGTTAGGGTCGCCGGTAGTCTTAGACGTATAAACACGCTCAATTTCGCCAATTTGCTGATCTTCGCCTGAGCCAATAACGCGATATTCAGGCGCAACAATGGTGTCGCCTAGCGTAACTGTTGAGCCATGAGAAACTGTTGCTGCAACACGAGATAAGATTTCACCTTCAGAAGTACCTGTAGCTGCTGCCATTTGCGCAGGGCTTATTTTGTTTTCTGCCATGACGGACACGATTTCCGCGTCAGTCATACTAGGCTTGTCTAGCAATATACTGACAATGTCTTGGCTTGAAAGCGGTTTACTTTCTACAGGCAATGCACCCGCAGGAGTGGTGACTTCAGGAGTGGTTACGGCTGGGGTAGTTACTGTAGGAAGATTGCTAGTTGGCGCAGGTACAGCCGGTGTTTCATAAAGTGGATTACCTTGCTCATCAGTTTGTGTATACGTAAGGGTGGGTGCGGTAGTCTCCTCTACAACGGCGGGAGTCGCGGCAACAGCGGCAGGAGCGGCAGGTTGCGCCCAATCATATTGATTGATTTCGTCGTTAATTTGGTCTCGCAACAAAGCGGCTTCGTCCCAACTCCCAGTAAGTTGATAAAGCTCTTCGTCACTCGGCAATATTGGTCGTGCCATATTTAGCTCGTTGCTGGGTTAACTGCGTTGACAAGCTGCTCGGCCCACTCTTGCCAATCATCATATTGATACGGTCCGGGTATACCTTCATTGGTAAACACGTCAATAGCTTTTAAACCTGCGCCCCACTCTTTCCAATCAGTATTGGCGTCGGGAATTGATAACTGCTGTGCTGAGTATAACTCAACCATAAGGCAAGCCCACGACTCAAAAGTGTGATACCTAGGGTCATAGACCTGAGCAACGTTAAGTAAATTAGCCATAAGGTCTTGAATCTCCAACGTCCGCGTCTAGCAAGATCTTACCTACTTGGTAATCTCCGCCTGCCACATTAGATACAAATTTTAGTCGCAACTCACGACGCTGTTCACGCATATCAATCTTGCCGGTGCTAGAGCTAAAGGTGTAAGCCGCAGAGGTTACATCAGCAATCTGCGCAAATGGACGGCCTGTAACATACAAGTCCATGTCACCTTCTTGTATAAAGTCAGGCTCTACACGCTCTAGTCTTAACCATCTATTCTCACCAACAGGGCTAGGCTGCGATGGGCCGCCTGCAACCAAGCCTAGATCACTAGTTTCAAAGTAGGACTCAATGGCAACAGACAGCGCGCCTACAACTTTATCTGTGCCAATCTCATTTTGAAACAAAGACACAAAGCTCATCAGCGTGTTAACTGTTAAGATAAAGCCTGAACCGCCTGCAATCGACGCAGACAGTGTATTGCCAATTACATAATTCTTACCATGCCCGTTAATCACCACAGCAGTTACAATCCCGCCTGCAACTGTAATATTTGCTGTAGCCAATGTACCGGCACCGCCAGTCAACGCTTGGTTGGTGTATGTGCCATTCGTATACGCGGATCCGCCATTGGTAATGGTAGCAGTTAAAATACCACCTGTAGCATTTACATTCCAGTCAGAACTAATCGGGAAAGGGAAGACTTGTGAAAAGTAACCTGCTGATCGCTGAGCGCCTAACGCAAAACCTGCGTCATACCATACATTTTCACGTACGTTATAAATGACAGCGTTGTTGCATTCCGTAGCAGTGCCTGATGGGTAAAACCACCAGATCTCGCCAAAACGAGGAACCTTGGTTACCCAAACTTTTTCACGCTGAGCGTAGTTTAGATTGTCAAAGAAGTAATTCTGGTTAAATGAATTAGGAATCTCTTTTACAACACCGTTGTAAAGCAAGAATCGGTCAACGCCACACCAGTAATACACACCGTCATACTCAATCACTGACTGGCTTGAAAGAATAGATGACTGGCTTGAGATTAAGTCATAACGCCAAAACTGTGGAGGTGACCCTGCACCGCCAATATAAGACACTCGAATTAAAGAATCCAAGCTCCAAAAGAGGCCCGATGGTGCATTTGATCCACCACGTACAGGTAACCCTTGGACAATCTTGCCTGTGGCCACTGAGACCTCGTTGGCATCAGCAGATACCCAATCATTTACATTTCCAGCTGAGCAGTTGCTAATTAGCCCGTCATTGCCATAAACAAACACGTAAGGGTGCAAAGTAACTACGCCACCAGATACTGAGATTTGATTGTCAAAGGTTAGTGTAATGCTAGAGCCTGTAGCCGTTGCAGGCGCAGAAATTACCAGTGCAGTACCTGCAATGGACACAACAGTTGCAGCTGAAGGAATACCTGTGCCTGTCACCACTTGGCCTGCGCCAATCTGCGTATTAGTAGCAGCCATTGTAATGGAAGCTGAACCACTAGTAATAGTGGCAGCAACTGCTGTAAATATGCCAATTTGGCTTAAGCTCGTGCCTGTAATTAAACCCCCAAGCACGGGCGTGTTAACATTATTGTCAATCAGCGTAAGGTTTTGCCCAGGGTGCGCAAGCAATAAGTTATTGCCTGAGCCGGTGCCATCAAAAAAAGTATCAAACTGCCAAAGGTTATTGGCGTTGGCAGTAAATCCCGTTAGCGTAATGTCAGTAATACCCGAGCCTACACCTGTATTGCTAATAGGCAAAACCTGCAATCCGCCTGAATAGCCGTTAAACACGTTATTAAAGTTTTGTTGCGGGTTTAAATAGATACCACGACTTGGACCTGCCAAGTCATCCACAATCTCTCTATAGCCACCCATCTTACGAGGACGACCGCGTTGAAACCGCACCCAGCTGCCGTCAGTATATGCGTCTGCGTCAAAAGTTGTGCCATCCCGTTGAATTCCGGGCTTTGTGTCTAAAGCAAAAACTTTCTTGGTCATGTGAATGTACCTCCAGCAATGCCGGTGGTAAATGTACCTGAGCCAGTCACAGACACGCCAGTTGCTGTCGCCTTAAACCTTTGAGTTCCAAGCACTGAAACGCCAAACTCACCCGCCGCAGGTCGATACACGCCAGTGCTTGTTTCAGCGGCAAAGTTAAGTGAAGGCGTACCTACAGTGCCGTCAACCAAGCTGATAGAGGACGCACCAGCCTGAGTGGTGTTGGCATTTAAGAAGTTAGTGCCGTCGCAGATTACAGTGGCTTGTTGCCCCGGTGGAATGGTGGCAGTAAAGCCTAAGCCCGTTGTTATAGTGAATGTAAACCCATTGTCTGTCACCTGATTCGAAATGACATACAAGTTAACCACAGCAGGAAATGTAACTACTGAGTTGCTGGTTAAATTGCCAACATACTCTTGAATATTGTTTGCTGCCTCGTTATTGGTCAGCGTAACAGCCCCACCGGTGATATTCTTTGTCAATGCAGTAAACGCAAACTGACTGCTTACGCCGTAGCCAACGGTGACATACGCAGTGCCAGTGCAAACAATAAATGCCGACTCAGTTGGGTTAAACGTCTTGGTAGAAGCACCGTCAATCAGCTCGGCGCCTGTACAAGAAATAATGAATGAGCCTGTGCCATTGTTCTTAAACAGCGTGAACCAGTTATTGCCTAACGTTGCAGCTGCAGGAAGTATTGCAGTGCCTGCACCGCTGCTCCACACTCTGGTCTGAGCTCTGTCTGTAGCTGCAAACGTAGAAGTCGATGTGATTGCAGCTGAGGGATGACTTTGATTTAGCGTTGCGCCGCTTGCAACTAATCCATAACCTGCCAATGTTGCAGCATCGGCGCTGGATGTGCCAACGCCAAAGGCAATAACGCCCCAAGTGCCTTGGCTGGTTGAATTAGTTGTTATATAGATATACTTGGATTCTCCGGCAGCCACTGAGACGATGGTTCCTGTTCCCGCGTAGTCTTTAACTGTGAATGTATTGGCGCCAATGTTGCGAATTAGAGCGTCGTTGCCTACCGATGTCTGATCCGCCGGTGGCATATACAAGTTAAGACTACCTGCAGTTGCCGTGACTTGCATGATACGTGCAGCGTAGTCAGCGTTTGTCGTGCTATTGGAAGGCCAGTTTAACTGCGTGTTGGCAGAAAGCGTGACGGCGCGAAAGCTAACATCCGTTGGCTGAATGACGTCGCCGGTGAAAGGGCTTACATAGCTCATGAATCCACCGCAATGGCTTGACGATCTGCAATGCGAAGCTTATCTTCAGCCATCAATGTTTGCATGATCAAATCATAATTTTGCTGCCACATAGGCATACGCTCGTCATTCTTCAGGAATGGCATCGCTTGCATGAGGGACCCGTAGAGCAAAGCTTGTGGCGCGTAAATAGTAAACCAATTAGTTTGATTCGATGAATCCAGAGGTTGTACTCGTTCATAGTACAAAACCTCAAACGCGTAGTTAGCGTTTGGCGTTGGCGCTATCAACCAGTTGGAGTAATCATAGTCGCAGTAGTACAAAGGCACATCAGTGGCTGTTGAATCCGGCCAGTAATTGCGAAGGTACTCGTATTTACGAAGCAGTACGGGCTGACGATCACCACTTACAGTTACGTTCATGGAAACAGTCTTATGCCAACGAGCGGGCTTGGCAATAACGCCATTGCCTGATACCATTGTGCTTGTATTGACCGTTAAGTTGCCAAGGAACTTAATCTGGCTAGCAATGATCTGCTCAGCCAACATAATGAAAAGCGGAATCTTATTAAGCGTAGCAGTGTCCGTACGCTCTAAATAAGACTCAATATTTTCCACCAAAGTGGTGTATGTCATTACTGCAGCAGTTGCCATACTTACTTGCCCCGTTTCCTAGCCATAGCCATATTATCAACTAAATTAGGGTAAGGTCTACCTGCTGCTTTAGCTCTTGCTTTTGCTGCCGACTTTTTCTTCGGCGAAAGAGGCTTAGGTTTACCTAATGATTTTGGCCGTGGTTTTTCCCAAACAGGCTTACTTGATGCCATTTTAAACACTCCTTAAAAATAAAGATATAAGATTTTTCACGTGAGTAGTGCGCACTCAGCAGTGCGCCGTTTAAGCAAGCCCGGCAGTACCCGACCGCCACCTTTAGTCCAAAGCATCAGTTGTTCTTTTGCGCCTTCCCAATCA